AGCAGGAGTACCACTACTTGCATTTGTTTGATGCCAAAATTTAGCCAATCCCTGCTGAAGATTTGTATTAGCACTACCTTCACCTCTTACATTAATACTTGAAGCTGAAGATTGTCCTGTTAATGTGTTAATTGCTAGTGTACTCATACTAAATCTCCATTTATGTGTATATGAACATTATCTATATCCAATCTTGATCCATTTTGATAAGTTCCACAAAGTATACCATAAGTATTAGTAGCTTGTGCAATACTATATGTACTAGTTGTTCCTAAAACAAACATTCCATCATCTGGGGTATCCCCACTTCCTCTGCCATCACTACAACCATATAAAGCATAAGTAGTATTATCCATGTTATTAGTAAAGACAGGTCTGTAATTTCCAGCAGAACTATCTGTAACTGATGAACAATTAATACTATCTCTAATCTCATTAGTAGAGCTACCTTTATAGTTTATCCATTGTTTAACTAATGTAGACGAACTTGCATTAGGATCTGATACACCAAAGTTATTAGCTGTTCCACTATTTGTTATCGTTGTTCCTGCTGGTATTGTAATTGTATTATTTGTTGCACCTTGTAATTGGTCTACTACTAATGTACTCATGCTAAATCTCCTAGATTACAACTTAATACCCATTTAAAATCGTATGTGCTTCCTGAAGAAGCGGCAATATGATCATATGCTGTTGTTGTCATTTGTCTATATATTTCTAAACCATTGGCACTACCAGCAGTATAGTTTCCATTAGCTAAATTATAATTACCATCTACTGCTGTTACGTAAGTAGTATTAGCCATATTGTTTGCAATAGTAATTGAAAAATCACCAGTTGTATTATCTGTAATGCTAGTTGTATTAAAGCTATCCCTAATTGATGCATCGTGCATACTATAATTTATCCACTGCTTATTGACTCCTGTTATAAGATTCTGTGTAACTGCTGTACCTTCAGAATTAAATGTAGAGTCTTTATCTATGGTGATAGTAGTTCCTGCTGAACTCCCAGCGACATTTGTAATTGTATCTGCTGCTAATGTACTCATACTATTACGAGCCTCCCACCACTTGCAACTGTTAGTGTAACTCCATTTGCCACTGTAATTGGACCTGGAGCATAAGAGTTGTCAGTCGCTGCTATTGTTGTATTTGTGTTTAAAGTCTTTTCGACTGTCCTAAATATATTGGCTTTATCACCTACTGCAGTACCTCCATCTCCCTGAAAGTATCCTACACTTATTGTACTTCTTGGCATACTAATCTCCTATTTATTTATGCGAGGTCTCCATGTAATGTTAATGCACCATCGTCATCATGTGCAGCTGTACTATCACTCATTGATTTAGTTGTTAAAGAACTTGTAGCAGTACCATTTACTGTAATTATATAGTTTCCACTTGTGTTATTTCCTAAAGTATTTGAATAATGTAATGCACTCATATTACTAGAAAAGGTATGAGTATAATTACCAGTACTATTATCTGTACCTGATGAGATGTTAAATGAATCATAAGAGCTTGCATCACTGCCATTAAACTTTCTCCAGACCTTAACTATTGCTTGTACAAGATTTTGATTGACTGCTCCTCCATCTGAATTATATGTAGAAGTATTAGATATACTAGTAGCTCCTGGAATAGTGAGATTACCATTAGCTGCAACTGTTACTGCTGCATTACCTGTTGTGCTTTGTATTGCACCGACTTTTAATGTACTCATGCTAAATCTCCATCAATAGAAAACATATTATATAATAAATCAGTTGCAGTATTAGTTCCTGAGTGAGAGTTTATTCGTATATATGTTGTATTTATAGCATCATTATGTGGAGCACTTAAACCTCTACCACCATTTGTACTACCATAAGCTGCATTAGATGCACCACAATAAAAAGCACTATTAAAGGCAGTTGTCATATTAGTTGTAGTATCACCTGTTCCATTATCCCCTAAACTAGAACAATTAAAACTATCTTTTATTTCAGTTGTAGTTGTACCTTTAAAATATACCCAATGTTTTGTTAATCCTTGTTGAAGATTAGTATTATTACTACCTTCTCCTTGTACAGTAATACTACCTGATAAACCTGCAGGAAAACCAGTAATACCAGTACTTTCATTTACTGTTATAGCACTTGTACCACTAGGGTTTTGTATTTCGCTTAATCTTAATGTACCCATTATCTACTCCTTAGGTTTAGCTGGAAATTTAATATTACTAAGGTCATCATCAGTTGGTGTTTGTTTTGTAATATCTCTAAGTTCTTGTCTATATGTCTTCCAATCGGCACTCATCGTTACATCTGAATTAGCCATCCAATCTGTTTCTGCTAATAATCTATTTCGTTTTTCTCTTAAGGCAGACATTCTACGAGAAGGAGCTCCATCAGCCCATGCCTTTATCTTCGCATCTACTTCTTTTTCTTCTTCTGATGTAAGCTGGATTCTTTCTCCATTTACCATTTTAAATCTTGGCATACCTATCTCCTTTATTTATGCTTTTAATAATCCGTAAAGCTGATAGCCTGCGTAACCTGTAGTTGCACCAGAACCATTTTCTAATTTAAATCTATCAATTTGAGCAGTATGTAATAATCTTCCACCAAAAGTTTCTACTGCAAGTGTAGCATCAGAACTGTGTCCAATTCTTCTTCCGATGTAAGACATTCTTTTTGTAGTACCTATAGAATTATAAAAATCAAATTCCCATACATTATCTTCATGTTCTGCACTGTCTCCAATATTGTAACCACCAATTCTGAAATAAGTTGCATTCCAATCACCTGCATTTGAATTAGTTCTGCCACCACTACCTTGGGAATGATAACCAACTACACTGGTATAATATCCACTACCAATATAAGAGTTATCAGCATCATTTCTTGCTGACCCATAAAGATCACCATCAGAACCATCAGTTCTGTATACTCCCCAAATTATTAATTTTTGTGAAAAGTATTTAGTATTTGTAGATAAATCAAATTCAATAGTTGCACCACTACCACCTGTGGTATCACTAGCAATTAACTCTAATGAAGTTGTTCCTGATGGTTTATTAGGAAATGTAACAACACCACCACTAATAGTCATAGCATTATTAGTAGCTGTATCTTGTATTGTATTAACTTTTAATGTACTCATACGATTGACAATGCTCCTCCACTAGTTATAGTTAATGTAACACCACTAGCTATTGTCAATGGTCCACTTGCTATTCCATTTGTATTAGCATCAATAGTTACATTTGAATTTAATTCATTTTCATGTACTCTTATAATAGCACCTAAGTCTTGTGAGGTATCACCTTTAAATATTCCTAAACCATGTACAACGCCACTACCTAGCTTAGCACTTGTTACAGAGCCATCTGGTGTTACTGTAGTTTGTTGACCTTTACCTGCATATATTACATATATATCATCAGTTGCTGCTACAGAATAACCTTGCAATGTAACAGTAGTTCCACTTGCTGTATAAGATGTTGTTGGTTCTTGTCTAACATGATTAATAAATAATTCTATTTCATTTTCATTAGCTACTACATTTGATAAAGTTAATGAACTACCACTAGCACCTGTAAGATCTTGTTTAGTCATACTATTAAAGGAACTACTTGCTCGATTTCCTACATATCCCATTTAACTCTCCTATGTACTTATTGCATCTACAACAGAAACCCATGCGTCTAATGAACTTGCTGTATCAGATTGAATCCATAATCGATCACCATCTTGAACAACGATCTTAGCTCCACCATCCATTACTTGTAATGCAGATCCTGCTGGTATAGGTGCATCTTTTAATAAGTAGTACGTATTAGCAGCATTATTTGTTGGATCATCATCTGCATCGTCATTATAGTCTGTGATAAATACAGTAGCATTAATTGTATTAGTTGTTCTATTTGCTAAATGTATTCCTATTATTGTATCATATGAATTAAAATCAGTACCATCAGGAGCATCTGCTGCTGTTGTACCTATACTTCTTAATGCATACCTTCTAAAATTTTGTGCCATTCCTTTCTCCCTATAAGGCTATTGCCATTGCGATTGTAAAACCTGCAGTTGGCAATCCTGATGTACTTACTGCTGCAGTTTCCCAAGCTGATCCATTATAGACTTTTAAATCACTACTTCCAGTATTATAATACAAATCTCCAGTCGTTAAAGCATCCCCATCATTATCT